TCACGTACACTTCCGTCGGCCATTGTCATTACTCCAAGGTTATTGACGTGGTCAGGCGCTCGGGATGGCGTCACTATCCCGGGCGCCACTTCTAGGGCTTGAACTTCCGCTGCTTCAATGCCTTGTGCTTGATCAGCAAATCGTCGACTGCCACGCGCAGCAGCACCGACCGCGGTATGCCCGTGTCGGCCGCCAACTGCTTCAGCAGCGCAAGCTTGTCGTGATCCAGGTACAAGGATTCCACTGCGCGTTTTGTCTTACCCATATGGCTAACGGTAAACTACCACTAGCCACCGTGTCAAGCGCTGCTTTTGAAGCGATGCCGTGAATTAGTGCGCGTGATTCAGGAGGACGGGTGCCGCCTGCAGCGAGCCGTCAAAGTTCGCGCCGCCGCTTGGCGCCGACATGGAGCGCGCCTGACGGGCAGAAACGGCGTCCGCAACCTTGCGGCCGTCCATGCTGATCTGCGTATGCAGGACGATTCCGGATTGACCCTTGCCGGTAGCGACAACGTGCCGACCCTTGTGATAGCCCATCGGATCCACGCCGCGCACCGCGTCGACTGCATCGCCGATTTTCTCGCCCAGGTTGAACTTGTTATTGAGCCACGTCCCAAGCGCCCAACCGGCCGTCGCCGCAGACAGGACGCCGACGCCCTTGGCAAGCATGCTCACCCCGCCGGCGGCCTCGACGAGCATCGAGCCCATGCCAGCGCCCCTACTGAGAATCAGCCCCAGTCCGCTGAATCCCGCGGTTACAAGCATGACGGTGCCACCTACCGCTGCCATTGCGGCGAGACCGGCGAATGCGACAACGAGCCCCTTCGTTGCAGTCGGGAAATCGCGGGAGAATCGCAATACCCCTTTGACCGCCGCCGTTAGACCCTCCACCGCGTGGATTGCGGCGGGAAGTACAGCGATGCCCAACTCGCGCAGTACGTTCTTCCACTGCTTCGACAATTCGAGCATCTTGCCTTCTGGCGTGCCTTGCCCAGTCGCGTTGAGTTGATCGATATCCTGCGCGTTGCGGTTGGCGTTCGCCTGCATGGCTATCGTCGAGCGCTGCTGGAAGATTCGGGCCATGAGGCCGGACCCCGTCCGGTTGCCCAAGATCATCCCGAATTCGCGGATGATATCTTCGTCCTTGGTGATGCCCTTGTGTGCGAACGCGGGCAGCAACACCTGATTGAGGAGTGCCAGCGGCCCCTCGTTTTCGAGTACGTTGGAGCCGCGGAAAGCGCCGGGCAGCGCCTTTTTAAGCTTGCCCAACTGATTGAATTCGACCTTGTGCGGATCCAGCAGCCCCAAGCGGTAGAGTTCCTGTTGAGCGGTGATCGTTCCGCGTGACTGCACGAGGTTCTGATAAATCGACATGATCGCGGTACCCGTGCGCGAGCCGCCGAATTCTTGAATGATCGGCTCGAGGCCAAGGTAGAACGCCTCATTGCTTAGTTGGGAGACTCCAACGCCGCCGGTCTTTTGCGCCTGTAGCAGCTGCGAAGCGTCGACGCGGCCGCGGCTGCCGGCGATGACCTTCTGCACGAAGTTCGCCTGCGTCTCGAATTCCTTGGGACTCGACAGGCCGCGGCGAAGTTCGATCACTTTCAGCATGTCCATGAACTTCGATTCGTTGGCCTTGCCGCCCTCGCCGAATACCGCCTCATTGGCGAATTTCATCTTGGCGAGGATCGGCGCCGCCATCTCAGCGTTCCCCAGGTCCTTGAACACCGCCATGGCGTCCGAGACCAGCGTCAGATTCTCGCGCGCGCTGGTGCCGTAGGTCTTCATGCCAAGCGCGAACTGCTGAGCGTCGGCATTGACCTTCGCGCCGAACCCCAGGGAGGCGAACTTAGCGCTTTCCTGCGCCCAGGCCTTTGCTTCCTCAAGTGGACCTCTGAGCATCGCGAGGGCCCCTAAGCCAACTCCGGCGGCTGCGCCTCCCGCGAGGCCCATCATCTTTAGACGACCCATTTGCTTTTCGAGTGACAACAGGCTCGCTTGGCTACTGCCAACATGCCGGTTAAACGCACCGAACGCAGTCGCCATGACGCCGAGGCCGGCGGAGACACTATCGATCAGTCTTAAGCGGATCGCGACGCTGTAGGCTTCAAAACTCATGTATTTCAATTCCTGTTGATGATTGGGCTGCGGTCGGATTGCAAAAGAGCCTGACGCTCAAGGTAGAGCCGTTCGAGATCGCCAAGTATCTCGATGACGTTCTTTATCGGCCTCAGCGCCCGCGAGCGCTGTGCCGGCGACATGGCAATCAGCGCTTCACGCTCGGCCATGAATGAGCTGCGCAAGGCCCGCGCGAACCGCAGGTCCTCGTCTAGGTCTTCTACAGCGTTAGGCGAAGGCTGGAGCACGGTGAAACCTCGGTAGGGAAAGAGAACGACGCACAGTGTCCCAAACCTTGGCCGTGTTCGGCGTGAGGACGGTTCCCCTGACGAGCGACGGCGATTGGCCCGCGAGCACTAATGCACCCGCATTCGGCGGAACTGCCGCACCCTGGTAACTGTCCGTCGCGACGGCGCTGAAATTGAACCCGCCGCCATGGCTCCAACTCGCGCCGTAGGTACCGGACGCGCTCACCACCTTGTAAGCAATCGCGGCATTTGGCGACGTCGGTGAAACGTGATCGAAAATCGTGAAGCCGTTGGCCTCGGTGAACGTCTGCGCGGTGCCGCTACTCAAGCCGATGAAGGAAATCAGCAGTTCGCCGCTGGGCCCAACGGTGCCGATCGTGAGCGAATTCGTCGGGATCGGGTCATTGTTAGCCCCGCCCGTCTCGGTATGCTGATCGAGCGGCGCTGCGCTGCCGTTGGTAATCTCAAAAAAGAATATTTGCCACCCGGTCATCGTGCCGGTGCCGGTGTTGGTCGCCGTGCACGTATGCCCAGAACCGCCTACACCGTTGGCGCAGTAGTATCGATCTATGATGCCGCTGCCCGTGCCGCCGCCGTCGGTGATCGAGTTACCCACCCGGACGTAAGTGTTCCCTTTCGAATCCGTGATGGTGAACGCTTGGCCGTTAGCGTTGTTGCCCGTGTACAGGTAAGCCGCAAAGGAACTCCCAGATGCATTCGTGGTGATTGCGGCGGTCGTTTCTGGACCAGCGATCCCCCCTATAGAAAAGGCGGTGTGCGCGCCGACTGCAATTAAAGTCATTAAAATCTCCCGGTTCGTAAAAATTCGTCCCAAGGCGTGATTCGCGATGCGCGTTTCGCCAGTATCACAGGCTGCAGCGCGTAGCGAATCGCGTCGATGGTGTGATTGTGCTTATCCTCCAGGTCCGGAAGGGGCTCGCCGGTCGCCTTGTTTATTTTGTGTGAGTAGAGCCGAAACTCTGCGGCGGTATGCGTGCAGCGAGGGTGAACGACAATTTTCTCGAAGCTCCGCATGAAGGCGATGCCATCCTCGGCGCAATTCTTCCATTTCTTCGCTGCGGAAACCTTCGGGTATCCGTGCCGCTGCATGTAGCTGATTGTTTCAGGTCGCGCGCAGTCGCTGCGCGTCACATACTTGCGCGCATCGGGCACCTGATCGAATAGGGCGGGCGTCTTATCGATGTCAACGCCGGCCGAATAGGCCTCATGGCTAATGTAGAGAACGCGCTGAAAGATCCAACACCGAATGAGCACTGAGGGATCCTGGGAGAAGCCCCAGTCCGCACCCTGTATCGGCCCTTGCCACGTCGCCTCTTTCTCGCGGCGAGCAATCTGCTCGGCTTCGGCGTGGCGCCCCAAGCGTGCCAATTGGTCCTTGGTAGGATCGTAGGCAATCTCGAGGTTCAAATCCGGCTCGAAAGCCTCGATGAAATACTTGTTTTTGAAAACTTGCGCTTCCGACGCAGAGCGACATTGACCGAGCCAAACATGCGCATACGCATCCGCATCGACGCGTTGCAAGTAGAGACGCTCGGCGTCCAGTTCCGGTGGGAACCATGGATTAGATTCAAACGTCACATGCACATGCCGCGTGTCCGCTCGCGTGCCGTTTGCGAACTGTTCCACGGGCGCATCGGGCGCATCGGGATTCCACGAAAACCATAGCTCGCTGCCCGGAGCGCGAATTGTAGGCAGCAACACTTGGAGCGATTCAGACGATACGGTTTGCGCTTCCTCGACATAGCATAGAGCGATGTCCTCCAGAGATTTCAGCTGAGACGCATTTTGAAACAAGCCGGTAAAGATAATTTCGGCGCCACTCGTGATGCATTTGATTGAACGCTCATTTACCTCGAAGAATTGACCGAGGCCAAGCGCCGATATTTTACTATCCAGCAGGTGGTGCACGCTCTCGCGCAGACTTTGCTGATATTCTCGAGCGCATAAAACGCGAATCGGCTTCGTCAGCGCCAACAATACGATTGCTGTCCCAAAGGCTTGGGACCGACCACTTCCCCGGCCGCCGCTCCCAGCTCGGTAGCGGCTGTAGGGCGGACACAGGAGGCCGTATAACGCTGGCGTAAAAAATACCGGCTGAACCCCGTCCGGAACGACGTATCCATACGGCACTGCCGCGAGAATCCGATCCGCCCCTCTCTTTAGCCGGGCGCACCGGATCCCGAAGTCCTCTGGCAACTCATCGGCGCCGGCCCATGTCACCAGCGGCACGCGACGGGCCTGCTCGTGCTGCGTGATGACCTTTGTCGCCTCGCGAACGATCTGGTTTTGAGACTGACCAAGCATGGGCTATGCCGTTGCCCGGTATTCGCGTTGACGATCGGCGTGCGTGATTTCGGCCGTCCCGAAACCCCAGTGAGCAGCTGCGCCAAGTGCCGAGGTTTTTTCGAGCAATTCGTGCGGCGAAAGTTGCAATTCCGGGAGAAGGGTTCCGCGCACCAAGCCCAAGACGCGTTCGGCCCAATCTACTGCGGCCTTCTCCTGGTTTAGAGTTGCCCGGCCGACCGGGTCCCGCACATCGATCATGTCGCGCCAGCTCGTCGACGCAAACTCCTTGAGATGCTCTTGCAGTGGAACCGGTGATCGCATGACGGCGAGCATGAATTCCGAGTTGCCGGCGATTTGTTTAAGTGCGGTGGCGTCCATGCCGCGAATGGCGTCACGGATCTCGCGGTCGCGCCAAAATCCGACCAAATCACTACGATCGAAGGCGGGGACGGCGTAGCGCTGGATCTCTCGATTTAGAATGTCCCCTGTGTGCTTGCCAAACTCAGTAAGCACCGCGCTCATGCTCTTAACCGCCGCGTCGACAATCGGCGCCATCCGTTTCAACCGGCCCGCCTCGCTCAAATCCGCATCGCGCTTCAATTGCAAGCTTTCGTAGTCATATTTGAGCTCGGCGTTGAGTGCGTGCTGCGTAGCCCACGCTGGCATGGGCGCCCTGTGGTGTGACTCGATCTCGAGCGATGCCGGGTCCGGGGATTTGGGC